ACTAAGTGGGGTCTTAAAAAGTTTACTGATTATATTGAATCGATTCAATTAAAAGTAAAGAAGCAGAGTTTATATGAATATCTAGAAAATCTATCAACAGTAGGTTCTACTAAAGAAAATTTTTATTCTTTAAATAATGCTTTAAGAGAGTTTTATGGTATAGGTAGAATGACTGCTTGGTTAGCTCAACAAACTATCTACGAATTTTTTAATTTTGATATAGATCATTGGGATTTACAGTTATATGATGATACATGGTCTCAATATGATTCATTGTGTTATTTGTTCGATAGAGAAGATTTATCCACAAAAATTAATGGTGTAAAAAGAAAACCTACTGCTCAAGATATTTCATTAATGGAAACTAATTTTTCATATTTAATGGAATTTTGTAATAATCCTGGAGATATACACTTAGATGTATATAATATTGAATCTTGTTTATGTGAATATAGAAAAACTGCGGGTGCGGGTGGTAGAAAACCTAAGGAATTTACTTTCTGGACTACAAATGAATTAATTGATCAATATGAAGATTTATCTTCTCATTGGAGTGATTATAACTGGAAACCGTATGTAGCTGGATTAATGACTAAAGGTGAACATGTAACAGATTTCTCTTTAAATTACGATTATTTTAAAGTGTTATCTCAATATGGTTTAAATCTTAATACGCACCATTATTTTGATGATGAGGTAAATGCTCATGAATTACTACAATTACCTAGATACAAAACTCCTGGTATGGTAAAATGTATTTCAGACTGGTGTGTGATGTTCTCTAAACCTGAACAAGAAATGTTGAGGTCTAAATACGATCCTCAACATTTCTTAAAATTTAACGAAAAAAGCTTTACTTAAGATCGTTTCTATAGTAAAATACCTTTAAGGAATCTTCCTTCGCAGTTTTAGGCAGCTATCTTATCCAATAAGTCAAAATTTAATTCTGCCTGTAGTCTGATTTAAAACTATAAAACAACTGATATATTAATGAGGTAAATATGAGTCAAAAAATTAAAGTTGCTGTTGTTGGTGTGGGTAATTGCTTATCATCTTTATATCAAGGATTACATTTTTATAAAGACCATGATGATAGTGAATCTATTCCTGGTGTTATGTTCTCTAATGTAGGTGGATATAACATTGGGGATATAGAAATTGTTGCTGCTTTTGATGTTGATATTAGAAAAGTCGGTAAATCCTTAGGTGAAGCTATTTTTGCAAAACCTAATTGTGCTAGAATTTTTCATCCTGTAGTTGAACCTGGTCCTGTCGTGAATATGGGTCCAGTATTTGATGGTGTTTCTAATTATATGGAAACTCAACCTGAAAGATATGGATTTAGAGTATCTACTGATAATGTTTGTGATGTTGATTCTGTATTGAAAGGATCAGGAGCTGAAATTTTAATTAATTATTTACCTGTCGGCTCCCAAGAAGCCACTGAATGGTGGGCTAGTAAATGTATTGAACATAAAATTTCTTTCTTGAACTGTATTCCGGTGTTAACTGTGAATCATCCTGAATGGGAAAGTAAATTTATTAATGCTGGTATCCCATATGTAGGTTCGGATATGAAATCCCAATTTGGTTCATCTGTTTTATCTCAAATTCTACAAGAATTAGCATTTTCTAGAGGGATGAGTGTTGATTATCATCAGCAAATTAATGTCGGTGGAAATACTGATTTTAATAATATGATGGTTCAAGATCGATTGAAACATAAAAAAGTTTCAAAAGAAAATGTAATTAGAGCTCAAAATGATATTAGAGGAATTCCTGTTGAAGAAGATGCATTATTTGCTGGTCCATCTACTTTTATTCCATACCTAAAAGATAATAAGATTGCATATTTAAATTTACATTTACGTGGGTTTGGTGATGCTCCTGTTACAGTGGATATTAAATTATCTGTACATGACTCAGAAAATTCTTCTGGTGTTGTTATTGATGCTTTAAGATATTTAAAAGTTGCTAGGGAATTGGGTATTATTGGTTGTCTGAGAGGTCCTTCAGCATTCACTCAAAAATCTCCGCCTAAACAATTAACTTATGACTTATCTTTATCTGAATGTGAAGCTTTAGCTCATAGACAATTAACTGATATAACTAAACGACAATTAACTGTTAGATCTGCAATTGAATTTGCCTGGGAAGAATATAATTCTGGTGGTATGGATTATCTGCGATTAGTGGGTATGTAATGTTAATTAATTCTTATGATATAGATGGTGTAATTTATATAAACGAAACTCTGGTTGGGGTGACTCCTCGACCAGAGGACATTATAATCACAGGTAGGTCTTTTGAGGAAGAAATTGAAACTGTTAAAATGTTAAAGTCTAGAGGGATTAATAATGTTATATATTTTAATCCCTTACCTTTTAATGAAAAGACTAGAATTAGTTCTGGAATTCATAAAGGGTTGACTTTACAAACATTGATTTCTTCTGGAATTGATATAGGTCTTCATTTTGAAGATGATGAAATTCAAATTCGAGAAATAGAAAAACTTGTTCCTGGTGTAAATGTAGTTCATATAAAACATGAATTAACAGAAAAAGAAAATATTCGTAGAGTGGATTTTTAAATGAGAAAAATATTAGCTGTTATTGGTAGACCTGGAGTTGGTAAAACTTCATTATTTCGAAAATTTATTGATAGTAAATCTTGGGAAACTAAAGAATTGGTTAAATTAGTTCCTAGTTTATATAACGCAGATTTAAATTTACATATTTTAGGTAAATACGAAGACGGAGAAGTTTTTGCTGGGACTGATCGTATGAGTATGGCGGTAATGCCAGCTGCTGTTGAATTTGTAAAATCAATAAACTCAAATATTATTTTTGAGGGAGATAGATTGACCAGTTCTACATTTTTTGATTTATTATCTTCATTGCCGGATACAGATTTTCAAATTTTTGTTATTACAGCAAATGAAAATTTATTATCAGAAAGATATGAAGAGCGTGGATCAAATCAATCAGAAACTTTCTTAAAAGGAAGAATAACAAAGATTTCAAATATTCAAACAAATATGGAATTTATGTTTATTTCTGAAACTTTTCTGAATAATAATTTTGATGACCAAGCAGTTATTCTTGGTAGGATAGAACAATTCTTTAAGTAAAAGAAAAGGGAGCCTCGGCTCCCTTTTTGTTTCATCCTTGAAACGTACTATTACATTAAGTTTTTAACAGCAAAAATTCTGTAATAGTTGTTGCTACGAGGAGTAATAGCACCCAAGCCTTGAGTTAAACTTTCAGCGAATGGGTTTGCTACGATACCGTAACGAGTTTTGAAACCAATTTTTGGTTGGAAAGTACCTGGATCAACCGCACGAACCATTTGTAGAGGAACGTATGGGCAATAGAATACACCTGAATCATAAGGGCTTGTACCTTTATAACCAACAGTACATAATTCTAAGTTTTGAGCAGAACCGCCAAAATATGGATCGATATAAACTTTGATACGACCATGTAATAAACCAGCAAAAGTATTACCGGTATCATCAACAGTTAAATCAGAAGATAAAGCAGGAGTATATTGCAATACACCAGCCATAGCCAAAGCTGAAGCAACGTCTGAAGAAACGATCAAAAGATTACCTTTACCGCGACGAGTTGTTTTAGCGATTTGATTTGCTTCGCGTTCGATATGATAAATCAAACCTTTGAAACGTTCAACTGACCAACGACCATTTGAGTCTGTATCTAAATCGAAAACGCCAGAGGTTACAGTACCGAATTGAGCGCCTGGTTTAGCGATTGTATAGATAGTACGAATTACTTCGCGGTTCATTTCAGCTAAGATTTCTGTTGAAAGAACGTTTGATAATTCGGTTTCTGCGTCTAAACCATGAATTGCTTTCAAGTCTTGAGCCATCTCTAAAGAATACTCAGCTTTTAATGCGCGAGTTTTTGCAGAAACGGTAACTTTCTCAATTGAGATTGCCATTTGTTGGAAAGCAGAATCTAATTGTTCGCCAGCAGCAGTTGACATACCAACGCCTGAGTCAAACGAAGTATTTACTAAAGGACCGTTAGTACCAACAGCTGAGTTTGCTGTACCTGAAGCAACAGAAGTACCAATAATACCTGAGAAGATAGTATTAGCTTCATTGTAGAATGCTTCAGAACCGCCATTTAATGTGCTACCATCAGATTGAGCAGAACCTTGTGAACCGTAACGTGAACGTAGAGCAAAAATCAAACCAGTAGGACCAGTCATTGGTTGTACGCCAGCAACATCATAAGCAATTAAGTTAGGAAGAGCACGACGAACCAAACTGATTAAGATAGGGTCGAAGTTTGAGATACCGCCAGCAACGTTTGTTGGTGCAGCTTCGTTCAAAGTTTGACGATCTGCATCCATAGCAGCTTGTTGGTTTTCTAAAACAATCGCAGTTACCGCTTTTTTATACGGGTCGCTGATTTTAGCCAATTCTGGGTGGTCCAATACTGGACTCCATTTTACTTGTAATTCTTCATTTAATAAAGCCATTTAATTTAACTCCTTTATATTTTTAAATTATTTATTTTAAAAGCGTTTTTGAGATTCTAGAAGCATAAGCTGCGATCATTGGATCTACTGCTGGTGCTTTAGTTTCTTCATTTAAATTTACCACATCATTTAAAGATTCAATTGAAGCAGGTTTAACTGTAGCAACTGAGAAATAAGATTCTTTGATTGCTTCAATTTGATCAACAAAATCTTCTTCGCTTACAAATTCTACGCTCTCTGCAATAGTTTTAATTTTTTCAGCTTGAGATAATGTCAAACCTTCACAAACTGAGTGAAGAGCTTCAACTTTCTTTTGTTCTGACAATTTTTGTTTCAAGTTAATATTTTTTGTCATTTCTTCATTAACTTGTTTTTCTAATGCTTCTACTTTAGAAGCTAATTCTTCAACTACATCAAATTTTTCTTCAGGAATATCGATATAGTGTTCTTCGAATACTGTTTTTAGAGAATCAATAAAACCTTCAGCAATTTCAGTTCTTAATCCTGATTCAATTGCTAATTCATTTTCTTGCATCCAAGATTCTACAACGTAATCTAAATATTCATCAACTTTAGAAGCAAAATCTTCTTTCATTTCTTCATAAGCTTCTTCAAATTGTGCTACATATTGAGCTTCCAATTCTTCAGCTAACTCTGCAACTTTTGTTTTTACTGCAGCTTCAAAGATTGCTGTTGCTTTACGTTTGAAATCTTCAGAAAGATTTTCGCCAGCCATTAATGCTGCGATATCTTCATTAACTTCATCGCCTTCAACTTCTTCTTCTTCATTAACGCCTTTTTTAGGAAGTTGGTTAACTTTTGTGTTAGCTTTAGAAACTGTTTCAGCAGGTTGAGGTGCTAATTTTTTCATCGGTTCTGAGCCGACTGGCGGAGTTTGACCTGGAGCAGTAGCTGATGGCGCGTTGACATCATATTTTTCAATACCTGCGTTACCAATATCTTGAGCCCCTTTATTAGCGGTATCGTTTAATTTTTCGCCTTCACCAAATTTATCTTGGCTTGCGTCTTTAGATTTTCTGTTTGCATTTAATATTTCTAATGCAGCTTCAGAAAGATTTAAATTTGTATCTTGTGACATTAAATATCTCCTTAATATTATATTTAATAAGTATTTATTAAAATTTTATTTTTAACTAAAGTTTTGACAAATAATTTTCAAAAATCTGTAAAGCAACATCTTCAACTTGACTAGCTTTTAATTTTTTTAAAGTATCTCTAGATTCTTCTAAATATTGTTCAACCCAACCTTTCCCTTCAATATACAACCATTCTTTACCTTCCATTAAACCTTCAACATAACAATCCTTGCCGGATGGATCTAAAACGATATCTACTGTTACTAAACGAAAATCTGGTTGGACATATTTAATACCATTTGATTCTTTGATTGAACCCATACCGCGAGTAGAAACGCCGAAATTAACTCCAGCATCGATAAAAGATTTAACAATATTTCCATTTGGTGTATCTAAGATTATTGCTTCACCCATACAGAGGTGTCTATCCCAATCTAATTTTGTTATTAAATGAGATACTTTATCTGGATTAATCTGCGGTCCTTGTGGATGAGATAATTCGCCAACAGCTCTTCTAGTGTTAACAAATTCTTTGATATATCTTGCTACTTCTGGTTGCATATATTCTAACATATACCTACGACCATTTTTATTGTCTTCTTCAGTGTGGATATATGGCCCTTTAATTTTGTATTCTTTTTTACCAGCAGTGTCTTCTACAAGAACTTCTGTTTCGGTAAATTCATGTAACAATTTCATTTGTCTGTTAACTCCTGTTGTTTTTCAGATTCTTCCGCTGGATCTGGTGATTCTACCTGTACAGCTTGTTCTAATAATTCTAAGAAACTTTTATCAGAATCGCGAATATTTTCTATTAATTCTTCATGAGTTTCAATAAAATGTAAAATTACGTCAGCGCATTCTTTATTTATATTTAATTCTGATAAGTCTGTAAATATAACAGTTTGGGTATCGTCATTTTCTGAAATTTCTTTTAATTTACTGATTATTGACTCAGTAGTATTGGAAAATTGAGATCCGTCTAAGGGAACTGTTATAAATTGATCTAATGCTTCTGAATGGTATAATGCAACCTGTTGTCCATTAGGAAATCTTTGTATATATGATCTTTTTAATATTAAAACTTGAGGTAATTCTTTATGTTTTTTAGTCATAGTACGGATTATTTGTAGTTTTATCAGAATACGATTGTTTTTTTGGTTGAGGTACTTGTTGTGTTGTATCCGCTTGTTGGTCTGGATTTACCCCAGAATCGTCTTCAGGAGCCAAATCTCCACCAGGAATAGCGTTAGGGTCATTTATCGCTTTTGGGTCTGGATACGCTCCAGCAGCTATTTCTTGCGTAATTTGTTTTTGCATCAATTCAATTTCGTCGTCATCAAGATTTAATACATTTTTCAAAATCCATTCTTGAGAATAATATACTCCTTTAAATGGATCAACCATAGATAATAAATTTAATCTATTTGTTAATAATTCAGCTTCTTTTAATTCAGCATAATTATTATCTCTTTGGAAATCGTAATAAAAATCTTGTTTATAGGTATCAAATTCGTCTTCATTACAAACGCCTTTAAGCAAACATTGTACCTTTAATGCTTGATCGAATAAATCTGTAAATTTATTTCTTAATCTATTTACAAATTTATCAAATTTTATTTCATCTCTTGAAATAACTTGATTAGTACCAACATCAAATGGCGTTTCGGGTTGTTCTAATCTAGAAAAAGGTACATTAAGAGCTTTATATAATTTTTTCTCAAAATATTGTACCATTGACATATCATCAAATGCAGCTGATGATGGTAAAGTAGTAATTTCAGTAGATTTGTTGTCAGATCGACGAGGCAACCAAAAATCATCCATCATTGATAGAAATCTTCTATCATCACGAACTTCCCCAGTTGATGCATCGTAAACAACTTTATTTTTATATTTTGCCATAATATCTTTAAGATATTGTTCGGCTTTCATTTTTGGTAGATTACCAACGTCAATATAAAAAATACGTCTTTCAGGCGCTCTTGATACTTTATAAATTACAGTAGCATCCTCAATCATTCTTAATTGATTTAACGGTTTAATTGCTTTGTGTAAATTACTTAATACAATTGAACGTTTTGCGTCTAATAAACCAGAAGTAACGCAAATCATAGAATCTGGCGCGATTCTTAATCCAGAATTTGTTAAATTTGGTTTTGTAGAAATAACATCAGAGTAAATATAATATTCAACATAACCTTGAACAATATCGAATCCTGTTGTAGTATCTTTAACTTTTTTTATTTCGCGTATTTTTGTTATTTTACGCGGATCCGTATATCTTAATTCTTGAATACCGGAATTTGGACGTTCTTTATCAAGAATAATATTATAATACATTCTTCCATCAACATAAAATCGTCTAAAAATATCTTGACCCAATTGTTTAAAATTTAAAAGAGTCAAGATATTATTAAATTCACCTTCAATGGCTTTTTTTACTTTTGGTGCTGCGTTTACCGCATCCAAATTAAGTTTGACAATACTTTCTTTTTCTTGTACTATTGCTTCATTAATAATGTCATCAATAGCGGTTTCTATTTCAGGCTGCATTGCCATTTCGCGGTATCGAGTTATTAATTCGACGTCATTTTTATAATTTGAATCCAAATCAATTGTTGTACCATAATGCGCAGCAGCCGTTATGGTTACTGCACCATCGTCTAGTACTGGAGGAGAAAAAGAGGGTAGCACTTCCTGTGCTGGCGTATCTTTCCCTAATTTAAACCCGAATAATGAAATTTTAGCCAAAATACTATACCTCTAGCAATTAATATGGTGAAGTTACATAAGGAGTAGTTCGGATACCTTTTACACCAAGATCTTCCCAATATTGATATGAAAATGTTACCCCAAATTCTTCAACTTGATCATTTGCGTTCCAGGCAACATTTATTCCATCTACATTTGATGGAAATAAGCCCGCAAACCCATAAGCTTTAATCGGCGTACCATCTTTACCGAATTGAGTAACAGTTGCAGTTGTTGTATACGATCTATAATCTACTGCCGTTGGATTTCTAATATTACCTGCATTATTATTTAATACATTAGACCAAATTTCAAATGCATTTTTAATTAAAAATGTTTCATCATTAATAATATTAATTGACCAATCTGGGAAAACTCTATCCCCAGGAAATTTTACTTCTCTACCAAAATAATTTGTTCTCGCAACACCAATAATTGATGGTGGTAATTGAGTTGAATTGGCTAAAAATCTAATTTCATTTGTTGGAAGACCCCCTAATCCTGATGATTGGACAATAGTAGGAAATCTTAAATTAATCTCAAACAGATTAGGTCTAGCCCCATCAAGAGCCATCGCAGCTCTAAATGTATCTACATTGAATGCCATATTTATTATACCTCTATGTTTATTTTGTATATATTAACTTATTTATAATGAGGGATAATCCCTCATTATAAATTTTCTCTCTGTTTATGCGATCCCAGCAATTTCGCTAAAATCAACGCCAGTACGAACAGCAACAAAATTCAATTGGATATAATTAATAGATTTTGCAGGTTTAATATAAATATCACCAACGAATCCATTTGAATCAATTACTTGAGGTGTATTATTAGTTTCGTCACAAATTACTTTATAATCATAAATACCTCTACGAGCCTGAACGTCTCTTAAAAATGGTTCTACGATAGAAACAAATTGTGATCTAGTAAACGCATCATTAAATTCAAATAAAGAATATTTTGCTGCATTTGCAATTGTTTTTTCGAGAACAATAAACAATCTACGAACATTGATTCTATCAAATGCACTAGCTTTACCTTGTAAAGTTTTATCTCCGAAAAGAACTATACCTTCCCCTGGAAATGCGCTAACAGTATTGATGTTATTTTGATACAATAAATCGCTTTGAGTTTTTGATGGATTCCATGCCAATTTAACCGCATTAAGGATTTGTCCTCTATTAAATCCTGCAGGAGACCACCATGGGTCACGAACACTATCGGTTCTTGCGCATAAACCTGCAATATCAGCATTTAATGCAACATAACGATAAACATTATTATATTTATCAAATTGATATTTAAATCCGCTATCCATCAATCCATAAGATGATGAAGGAGATAAAGAATTTCTATGTGCAATAATTTTATCTAAGTTAAACGCAGAAACAACGTCTTTTCTTAATGGAGAAATAAATGCAACTGCATCTTTTCTTTGTTGCGCTAAAGATAATACTTTATTTGCAATTGTTAAATCGGGTTCTCCAGAAATAATTAAAGATACATCAACTTCTGCGGGGTTTCCAAATAAATCGTATGCAGAAACAATATCTGAAGTTTGAGGAGCAGCACTAGAACCTCCAGTCAAAGTTACTTCATAATTTTGTAATTGCGAGAATGTTGTTCCAGAAGAATTTGTCCCCCAATTTACATTTCCAGTCAAATGGTTAGCAACGTAAATATACTTAGATTTATTAAAGATAACATTCACGTAATAATTCGAAGAACCGTCATCAGTTTTTGCATCTACTGCTTTTGAAACGCTTTCGTATTTTTCTAAAACAGTTCCTTGTACACCGCTAATTCTACCATCTTTATCAACCACAACTAAATGTAATTCATCTGATGAGCTATTTTGAGCTGTTGCATATATTGATGTATTTGGTGATCTAGTAAATATTGAACTATATTTCCAAGAAATAACAGCTGGTTGGGTATTTTGAGTTGATATAGTATTTGCAGTTGTTGTTATTGTGTTACCGGAGATTGTAGAAATAGTATAATCTGTTCCGGAAACAGTTAAAATATCATTTGCTTTAAAACCTGGATATTGTGAACTTACATTAGCTGATAATACAATTTGATTTGAATTGTTTACTGTATTTGCGTATAAAGTTGGTGTTCTAAATAAATCAATATCAGAACAAACTGCAATACCTAATGAATTACCCAATTCTCCTGGATATCTAGATACAAATGATCCTAAATCCTTAGCCCCAGTTTGACCAGATCTAATATCGTATAAATTTTCCCAAACAGATTCGTTTGCTATACTTGCAGGGATTGCTGTATTATTAGCTACCGCATTATATGTTGTAGACCCAACTGCTCTAACAACTAATAAATTATTTGTGTATGCTAAGAAATTTGCTGCTGAAAAAAACGTTTGATATGTATTTGATGTTGGTTTACCGAATACCGATACTAAAGTATTTTCTGAGTCTACTAAAATTCTTTTATTTGCAGGACCCCATGTAAATTGTCCGGCTAATGCTCCAGTAGAAGTCCCCGCAACTGCTGTTACGTTTGTGGCATCTATTTCCGAAACATTTATTCCTGGTGATACTTGAAAAGCCATATAATTACTCCTTATTATTAATCCTAAAAATTACTCTTTCATTAGGAATATTTATAAAAATAAATATTTTAATAGTATAATTCGACAGAATCTACAACCTGCCATAAATCTCCATCTTCTAAAATAAATTTATCCATTAATGAATTACTAAATTGAGGCATTGGCGGTACATCATATTCTTCTTCTTTTGCGTAATTATTTTCGATCTGTAATCGCTTTCTAATATCAGTAGAAGATAATTCGATAAATAATTTTTGCGTAGTTAACCACGCAAAAATTACTAGAGTCATTGCCAAATCGTCATTGGCGCCTTCTTCGGCAGAAAACGAATTATTTGAGGCAATAAATCTAGTTAATTCATAAATAGTTTCTCCGGAATTTAATTGTAATTTATCCGTTTCAATTAAAGTCTTTAATGTGGTGCATCCAACGCGTTTTACTAATGGGCTCATATTAACCCCATTCTGGGTGGCTTTACCGCTTTCACTTATTTGTTGAGCTTTTTTATTTCCTGCGTAAACTTTTAATACGTTTTCATATTCTAAATCTTGATATAATGTATCTGCAACTGTTGGATTGTTATTAATCTCTATTAATACATAAGCGTTATTATAATATTCTGCGCATAATTTAATAATATCAGGAAACAGCATTGGGTGCAATTGATTATTTCTGTATGTTGCAACCTGTATATAGGGAATTGTTGATACATCAAAGATTGAAAA